GACGCCGTTATGGCGAATCTTGAGAAGATGGGTTTGGTAAAGCCTCCCATGCTTGAGAGTATTCAACAGTGGGGCAAAAGCTTGGAAAAGGCTCTTGCCCAGACTGTAGAGGTTCCAGTAGCCTCGGACGGTCCTGGTGAGTCTCGTGAGAGCAAGAAGGAGCGCGCTGCGCGTCAGTGGAAGGAGTATTATGACGCCTTCAACGCAGACGCATTGGAGTATGATTCTGAAGCTGAAGATTTTGACAATGAACTTGTTCATGGTCATTCTCGCACCGTAGAGGTGTCTAAGCCTTTGATTGTGTTGCCAGCATTTGTTGCTGCGCCACCGCCTCCGCCTTTGGTGCGAGCCAGGCATGATTTTCAACTTGGTGAAAGTTGTGCTGAGCAAGCTTTGGAGATTGCGGAGAAACATAATTGTCTTGACTTAGATTCAAAGGTTAAGGCGTGGAAGTTCGGTTTCTTAAACAGCGAAGCTTCACAGCCCGGTCCGAGAACCCAAGGGTGTCCTGACACCATGGAGTACGGCGGGGCTGCAGGCGTGCTGAAGCAGATATCGTATTATGTTGAAGAGGCGTCTGATGACGTCCGAGAGCGGCTTAAGGCTGTTCTCGCAGTCCCTTCGAATGGTCTGCTGCGTGATTACATGCAGAAGACATCACCGGAGTGGTCTGAAGAACAAGACGGTGAGGTTATTCCTGACATGAACGGCAACCCTTATTTTCGTCGTGTCGGCTCGTGTGAGCAGGGACGCACAGGGAAGCCTAAGAAGGCTAAGGAAGGAGAGTCTGACCTTCAGAAGAAACTTCGCGCTTTGGCGGAGAGGTACCATGAGGGACGACTTCATGGGTGCAAGAAGGGAGAGTACAAGGTGCCTATGTGCTGTAAGAAGAACATAGACAGGTCGTTGCGGGCCCAGGCGAGGCTCGCGACGGCTACGGCACCCAGTCTATCAGGTGATCAGATCGCTGAGTTCGATGCTGCTGTCAAGCTTGTTCGAGAGAAATACTCGGCAGGCATTGGCGACACCAAAATCAAGAGTTATTTAGAGGAAGGTGAGTTAGGGTTTTTAAAGACCTTTATGGGCTATGAGGACAAGTCCTCAGGCGTCAGTGCGCGCTATCGGAATATGAAGAAATCTGCATGGGTTAAGGCCCATCCGGAGGAGATCGTTGATTTGACTCTTAGCAGGCTCATTTTGATTGCTGTTGCAGGCGATCAGCTTAAAGAGCTTGACGCTATTGAGTTGGTTAAATACGGACTCTCCGATGTTAAGGAGATTTTCATGAAGCCTGAAGGACATTCGCCCCAGAAGACGGAGGAAGGCAGGTTTCGGCTGATTTGGATCAGCAGTTTAGTTGACCTTACGGTTCAAGCGATGTTGCATAAGGCTGACAACGCAGCTCATGTGGATGCTTATCAGTCAGGTCATTTGACTTGTGCTGCTCTGGGCATGGGGCACAGCCCCGAAGGATTGAAGCTGCTCGTAAGCGCTTTCGAGCGTGAGGGGGTGGCGGCTAGGAATGTTTCCAGCGATGCGTC